CTAGAGCGATCCGTCTTTCTTCGGAATGGCGTCGAACTGAACTTGATTGATGTCTCCGACCTCGGGCAGCTTGCCGACCGAACGGCTGCGGAAGATGGCGAGTTCGAGTTGCGACACGGCGCGGCGCTTGCCATCCTCCGCATCTAGCAGATAGGCGTACTTCCAGCCGGTGCTCTTACCGGCAATGAGGGTGAAACGCATGTCGTCCTCCTCGGACGTGATGGCGGCGGCTGTGAGGCCGTACTGGCGGGTGAAGGGGGTCTCGTCGGCTTCCACGTGCCAGGGCTCGCGAGGGACGAATGTCAGGCCGGTGAAGTGCACGCCGAGGGCCGGGCCGTACTTCACGATTGCGGCAATCTCAGCGGCGTTCAGTGCCTCACCGTTCGGCCCTCCAAGGTCAGCGGCGTTACCGTGCCTTACCTCGTCGTGACGGGACGTGTAGAGCACCGCCGCGAGAGGGCCTGTGCCGTTCTCGTAGCTGGTACGGAGCACCTTCTGGCGCGCCCTCGTGCGGCGTCCCTCGTTAACGGTGAGGCGGCGGCATCCGGGCAGGGTGGCGACAAGCTCGATGAGGTCGAGAATGCGATTCGCGGCGTGCTCGCTCATGAACTGCTCGACACCGTTTGTCTCGCCTCGGTACCGGCTGAGCCCGACGCTTTTCCAGGTGGTCATGGCGCTAGTCGATGGTCGAGTAGTCGACGCTGAGACGGCACTGACTTGTGCGCATGGCGGCGCTGGCACGCTCGGAGCTGTACTGAAGGGTGAGCACGTCCCCTGCGTTCACGCGGAGTTTGGTCGAAAGCTGCACGATGGCTTCGGCATTGGTCTGACCCTTCACGTTGTCGATGAGGGTTCCAGGCACGACCACCCCATTACGGAGCAACTGAATGCGGCACACACTGTCGGTCTGAACGCCGAACTTGATGTTGGTGTCAATGGTGACAACCCCGGCTTTGGTGCAGGTGATGTTGTTCTGCTGCGCCGCGACGAACATGCCGCCCCGGTTGTACTCAGCTACGTTCCAACGGAAGGTCAGCCACTCATTGGATGTGTCCGAGGTGTTCTGAGCCACCGACGTGCGGAGGATGACTACCGGCACGACCAGACGTGCTTCCAGTGCGGTGAGGCGCGTCCGGTCGGCGGCGATGTAGTCGCCGTTCTGGTTCAGGGCCTCGTGTGTCTTATTGACGAGCGAAGTCCCCGTGTAGGTCTTTAGCCCCGCTGCTGCGGCGGCGTCTCCGGTAGCCATTGTGTCCTCCTAATTAGGGAACGATGTGTAGGTCGTTGTGTCTGGCAGCGATGCGTAGGTCATCGAGTCGGGTTGCTGGTTGTAGCTCGTGCCGTAGGCGGTCACGAGGCCCTTGCTGTAGACGGTCATCTCGTCGGCGGTAAGGGACCACGAGACGGCATCGACGTAGCCGCTTTGGAGGTCCATCCCCGGCAGGGTGATTGCGACCTCTTGGCCGGGAGTGACCGAGTAGTCGATGGCCGCTGTGACGTTCTGAGTGCGGCGGCGAGCCTTATACCGGCTGAGTAGATACGCGGCGGTCCCAGGGCCGGTGTAGGGCTTGTTCGGGCGCTCTACGATGTACGGCCGCTGGTACCCGGCAGGTGCTGCGATATCCCACTTTTCACGGTTCAGGCCGGTTACCTTGTCACGCCAGGTGAAGTGCACGAAGACGGCATCCGTATTGATCGGTGCACCGTCAGGACCTGTCGCCGTGCGGCTCATGAGGTCTGACCCTGAGTAGGCGTTGTCACCCGCCGAGATGCGGACCACACCGTCTACGGCGTAGTCATTAGCTACGAGCCACCATGTACGGTTCTCGTCGCAAAACAGGCGCATCCCGACTGCCTGGAGGATCGGTTGGAGGAAATCCCAGGCCGTTTGACCCAGGCTCCACGTCAGGCTCTCAGGGTCACGGTCGACGACAGGCGTGCGGGTAGAGGATGAACGGTCGCCGGTGCCGTCCCACGTGTACGTGTAGGCCGTGTTGTTGGCGTTCGACCCATCGAACACGACGAGCGGAACGCCGTTGGTGTCGTTGCCGTCACCCTCGGTCATGAGGAGTCCGTCGAAGTAGCTCGGGCTGTTGCTCGCTGACCCCGATCCGTTGACTAGACGCACCATGACTTCGGAGGCCGTGTCCGGGACTTTGAACGTGGCGATGAGTTGAGTTGTCGTATTGGCAGCGTTCGAGCCCTGATTCGAGCGCCCAATAATGACCGTGTTTCCATCCACGACGGCGACGATCTGTAGCTTGCGGGCGTCACCGTTGACCGTGCCTGTCTGCACGGCAACCTGACGGTAGAAGCCTGAAATGGTGTAGGTGCTCCCGGCCGACGCCGAAACCTTGGCCCATGCGTAGCTCGCCGAAGATGTACTGCTGGCAGTGACGCGAATCGAATAGGTGCCGTAGTGCTTCCAGTTGGAGGAGGCGTCCACGGTCGCGTTCGTACCCGCCCACGGGTCCGAGCCGTTCTCGCCACCGGTGTTCTGAATAAGGTTCGTGATCTGCGAGTAGGTCACATAGGACGAGTTGGCCGCGCCGCTTAGGACGGTAGTTCCTGCGGCTTTCGAGAGGACCGCCTGCACGATGCTGCGAACGCTCGCCTGGCGTGCCCAGTTGGTGCGGTCATCTGCGCTCGGGGCGTAGTCGAGTAGGAATGCCTCGTCAGACACGAGGTTTACGCCAACCGTGCTGGAATTAAAGTCCGGCTGGCGGGCGCTCAGCAGAAGGTCGAAAGTCCGGGTAACGCCGTTGCTCTGCGTCGTAAGCGTTACGCGGGGCTTTGCGGTGGGGTCCATGGCCGCGAGTGTGCTGGTGCGCGGAAACGCCAGGGTGAGGCTGGCCTGAACGTAAGGGGCCGCGCCCTCGTTCAGGGTGATTGTGCCGTCAGTCACCGTAAGTGCGTAGTTGTAGCCGTTCGCCGTTCGGAGCGTGGCCGTCCAGGCGTAGCCCTGCCGGATCACAGGGTCACCTCCTGGTACGCCACAGTGACAAGCCACACCGCGCGGGTTTGAGGCTCTAGTTCCCGAGTAAGAGCGCCGTTGACTATGTAGGTCATGGTGGCGCTCTGAAGGTCGCTGTCGGCGTACGTCATGACGTAGCCGCCCACGTGCATGCGCTCAGACTCCAAGGCGTCGGCCTCGTTGTCGTAGACGAGCGTGAGGGTGCCGCTGCGGAGGGACATGGGAAATTGCGTGATGTCTGGGTACGAGCGCCCCAGCACCTCGTGAACGACCGTGCGGCTCTGACGGCTCGATTGATACCCAGCTGAGAGCAGGGGGCGAGTGGACAGCGGAATACTCACAACGTCTCCGAGAGTCGCGCCGGTGAAGTACCGGAACGGAGCGGAGGTCGGCGCGTTCGAACCAATCTCGACCTGCCAGCGCGTGGACTCCCAAATCATCGATGCCGGGGCAAGGCCGCCACCGGTCGTGCCGTAGACGTAGACAAGAGGCAGCAGTCCGGTGACCGGGGTCGTGGCGTCGGGAGGGACGATGCCGGAGTTCTCGAAAGTCACTGTCGATCCGGCTGCTACGGCGGTGGTGGGACCGAGTTGCGAGGTCGCTCCGGCCTGATTGCCCTGGTCGTTGTAGAAGGCCGTTCCGAGTCGGACGTACATGGTCGCCGTGCCGGGGTTAGTGACTTCGACGCGGTGCGTCCACCGCTGACCGGGCTGGCATACGAACCGACCACCGCTCGGGTTGGTCGAGTCTGCGCCCTGCGGGACCGGATAGACGTAGCTCGTCGCCGTGCCTGAGGGCGTGACACGGAGCTTCCCTGCCACGACCTCGCGAGTACCACCGGGTGCGGCCCAGTACGTGACGGCGGTCGTCTCCGGGTCCGGCACGACATTGGACCCGAGCACGGCACCGTTGATGAGTAGGTCAGACGGTGAGGCGTTCGCGGTCCGACGCCACTGGTAGCTCGTCGTGGCCGTCGTCGTCTCGGCACTTGTGATGAGGGTGCTCACGGGACGCCCATTCCTTGATTTGCGGGAAGGTCAATGCGGTTCTGCACGCGCAGAAGCACGTTCTGGGTTTTGGTCTGATTGAGGTACGCCTGAATGTTCGAGCCGTCAGGGTTGAGCCGAACGGTGGCGTTGTACCCAGCGTTCGAAAGGCTGGCCTGGGTGGTGTTTGAGAAGGCCCCTGAGGAGGTCTTTCCGGCCTCTGACCAAATACGGTTCAGCTCGGCTTGCTGCGCGGGCGTGGCCGTTTTGTAGCCCGCCATAAACGTGGATGCGCTGTCGACACCCTGCGACGAGATAAACGCTTTGGCTTCAGGCGTCAGGGCGGCGGTGGCTAGCGTCTCCTGGTAGTCGCGAAGAGCTTGCTCGCGCTGAGTCATGGAGTCGATAAAGCCCTGCACGTCGAAAATGCCGGATTCTTTGTTTATGAAGTCTTCGGCACCACCTGCGGCGTCGTCGTAAGCATCGTTGATGTTGCCGATTAGCTCGGCTTTAGCTGCTAGCTCTGGGCCGTTTGCGTCGGCGTAAAGCTGCTCATTCGCCTTTGCCTCGTCCTGCGCCTTTTTCGCGTTTTGGAGGTAGTCGATATAGGTCTGGGTGGCCGCGATGCGTGGATCGTCGCCACCTACCTTGTCGCGATAGTTGAGGCCCTCTTGCTCGGCTTTGTTCGAATCTTCTAGAGCCTGTTTCTGCTCTTTGGTCTTCTCAATGAGCTTCGCGAGGTCGTCGCCCGAACCGGCATAGGCACGGGCTAGGTCCTCGTAACTCGACCCGGACTCGTCCGCAATCTTCTTGAGGTCAGACAGGCTGACCTCTGCGTCGTCGGTGGCGGTCGCCATCTCTTGCAGCTTGTCTACGATGTAGTCAATGCCGACCGCGCCGTCACCAACACTGATGAGTTCTTCGGTTAGCTCACCCACTCGCTCTTTAAAGCGTTCGGTGCTCTCGTTGCCCTCGTCCATCTTGGCGATGACGAGTCCAATACCGGCAGCGGCGGCAAGACCGGCCACAGCACCGGCAGGGCCAAAGCCTGCAAAGGCGTTGGCTGCAATCTCTTGAATGGCGTCTGCCACGCTCTCGAATGAGCCATCGAAGCTGGCGGCGGATTCCTTTGCGGTCGAGTTGGCCTCGTCGCGGAATTCGCCTAGGCCCTCTTCGGCGTTTTTCGTCCCGCGACGTACGGAGTCGCCTAGCTCTTTGCCGGGGTCGGTGCGCTTGGCAGCGTCGGCAAGATCAGAGAATTTGCGCTCTAGCTTCTCGGTGGCGTTACCGGCATCTTTCGCGCCATCCTTTACGCCGTCCCCTAGGGCGTCACCGGTCTTGTTGGCGCTGCGCTCGGCGTCCCTCGTGAGGTCGTCTAGCGCGTCAGAAACGTCGTCAAGGGAGTCAGCTACATTCTCGGTGCCCTTTTGGAACGCACGGACGTTTGCAGCAATGTCGATATTGATGCCAGCGGCCATGACTATTTCCTTTCGATGGCGTCGTAGAAGCTGCGGACGACGGTTTGCACCCACAGGGATGCGAAGCGGGGCACGAGGGCCTTAGCGGTCGGGTAGACCACGTAGCCGTTTCGGCGTCGGGGCCGAAGTTGCGCCTGCGTGCGGCGGCGAACCGTGAAGTTCGTCCCCCCGCGCCGCGACTCGTAGCCCCGATATTCGGAGCGGTCGCCGCCGAACTCGACGGCGTATGCCTGCGTCTTCGGGTTGAGCCCACCTCGGAGCTTTCGGCCCACGGTGGCGCTCGACAAGCGCACGTTTTGGTTGCTCATCTTCACGCGGCCGGTGTCGACCAGCACGCGGTGTTCGAGGCGGGTCTCGGCCCTTTCCGCAAGACCCTTTTGCCATTCGGGTAGAAGCTGCTCGCGGGTGTACTTACGGACGTTGCTTTGCATCTCCTTGGATGCCTGACGGAGACTCAGGACGGTGGCCTGTAGCTCTCGGGAACCGTTGATATCGATTCCAAGGCCCATGGGTTAGACCGTGACGATGGTGGGCTGTCCCTGCACCTGGAATGTGACGCTGAAGACAGGTACGGAGTTGACGGCCCCACCAATGTTGGTCGGCACGAGGGTGACCGAGGCGCGGAAAATCTTGCCACCCTTGATCGGCGCAAAGTCCATAACAACTGTCTTGCCAGCGTTGGCTAGGAGGTAGTTAGAAAGGCTGGTGGCGGTCGCCCAGTCCTGAGCACCCGATAGGTTCACAACCCATGACGGTGAACCGGCAAAGTTGAAAACACTTGCCGGGGTAAGTCCTGCGAAGTTGAACGTAGGAACTGTGGGAACGAACTCGACGGCCGAAATGGCAGCCTCGAAGTTGTCAGCGGCAACCTTCACGGTCGCATCTGTCAGAGCAAAGGGTGTGACGGCTACTACGGCCATTAGGGGGTTTCCTTTCGAGAAACAATGTCGATTGTGATTTCCCAGCCGAGGTTGTTCTGTACGAGAACCGGTTCGGCGGCGGTCCACTGCACGCCGAGTTCGTCTAGGGCAAAGATGAGTTCCATAACCTCGTCATCGAGTGCGCCCCAGGCCCTTGTCGGGTCGTCCTGGGGGTCAATGACGGTGATGGTGAATTGAGACACCAACGCGCCCATGGGGGCGGCGGGTGCTCGCTCGATGCGGCTCGCGTGCAGCATCACGGTGACCTTGGAAAGCACGTCGAGGTTGCGGCTGTACGGCACGAGGACCCATGCAGCCGGGAGGGCAGGTTTGAGGGCGTCGGCTAGTTGCTGGCGGGTGGTCTTATCGGACATACGGCACACCCCGTTTGGGCCGAAGTAGACCCTTCACTACGCGGTCCATGGCGTAGACCGGTACGGCGTAGCCATCCGGCCCAATGTCGCCGCCCTGGTCAGTTTTGATGGCCTGCCAGAGGTTGCGGGCTTGGAGGAGCTGCGCCTGTCGGTAATTGACGGGCACCTCCCCCACGACTGCCGGGGCGTACGCCTCGCACTGAATACGTGCGGCGGCTAGAAGCTCTTCTAGCTGCTCGTCGTCAAGGTGCATGGCGTCTACCCACTGAATGCGGGCGGTGTCAACGGTGTGCCAGCCGTAGGGGGCGGGTACTGATGGTTGGTCGGTCATACCCGCCCCTTTCGTTTAGCTTGCCTAACTAAATATGCTTACGCATTGGGCTTGATGAGCTGAAGGCCGGTCGGGTACTCGATACGAGTCTGGATGTAGCCGAACAGTGCCTCGTCGAGTCCACCGTGAACAATGTCGATGGCGTTGACGCGGATAGGTGCGCCGGGAAGCTCGTAAGCGCCCGCCGCTTCCTTTGCGCCGACCAGTACGGTGCCTGCGACCATGCCGGGGTGCGGTACAACCTTGAAGCTCGAAACGGTGCCCTCCTCTAGGCCCAGAGCGGCGTTCAGGTACGCAAGCTTGTCCTCTTCACGAGTGAAAACAAGCTGCTCGAACACGTCGGAAGCAACAATGGCGAAGCTTGGCAGGGCGTCGGAGTTGATGACGCGGAGTGCCCCGCGAACGATCTTTGCCATAGCGTCGGAGACACCGGCAGGGATGACACCTACCGTGCCAGAGGTGGCACCCAGCACGAGGTCATTGAGAACCTTGGCATCAGACTTCTTGGCGTAGCTGTCGGCAGCGGCGCGGAGGAAGCTGTCAATAACGGCTGTCTCGCCGAAGTCGAAGAATTCGCGGGCAATGTCCCAACCACCGGCAAAGCGCGTGACGCCCCACTCGACGGCCTCAGTCTTGGCAACGTTCGAGGGAATTTCGGCCTTGTTACCGGCCCACTCGCCCACCTCGGGAGGCGTAGTGAAGCGCCACCCCTTAGTGGTCAGGCTAGTAAGCGACCCCTGAGTGATGAGAGGAATGACACGGCGCTGGAAGGTGCGTCCGCCCCACACTTCACCGACATACTCGGGTACGACGACGTTAGTGCCTACGGCGTTTGCGCCGCTAATCTTCACGTCCGAAAGGGCGGCAATCAGGGTGCGGTCCTGAGTCCGGGCAGCGCCGGCGATGTTGGCTAGCAGAGTCTCTTTGTTGACTGATGCGTTTGCGTCGCGCTCGGATGCATTGAGCGTGGCGGGGACTGTGGCGTTAGGCACGTCGGTTTCCGTTTCTTCCGGCTCTTTGTCCGGGTCGATGATTTCGAGGGGCTTGCTTTCGTCGCCAGGTGCGACTTCGGGGGTGTCGTCACCTAGCGGGGCGACGGTCAAGCCGTAAGGCTCAAGCTGGGTCTTTAGCTGCTCGACGTTGAGGTCGACGCTGATCGCCTCGGGGGTGTCTTCGGCGGCAGCTAGGAGGGTGGCGGAGGGAAAGGCGGGTTTAGCGACGAGGGCACCACCGAAGAGGCGTCCACCTACGGCCTTTCCGGCCTTGATGACGACGTTTGCAACCTCGGCCGAGAGGTGCGTGCGCTGTCCTGAACTGATGTCAGCTAGGGCCTGGTCACCTTCGGGCGTCTTTGCAACGGAGAACGTGGCGACGATGCCTTCAGGCGTCTCTCGAACGTTGGTGGCACGGCCTAGTACGTCCTCACGGGCGTGTTCGAGATTGAATCCCACCACCGAGTGGTCAGCGGGAATGCTGAACGCGCCTGTGTCGACGGTGAAGCGTCCAAGGTTGGAGCGGGCCTCTTCACCGAACGGTACAAGTAGGCCGGTGACGGTGCGGTCCTCGACTGAGGCGGTAAGTGTGCCTGCGTCGATTTGGATATCAGTCATAGGGGCTCATCCGAAACGGTTGTGGTGTCCTCCGGGACGCCTGCGGAAAGGAAGGTGGCAAAGGCGTTGGCTCGCGCCACCGTCTGCTCGGTGGTCATGAACCCAGTTGCGTTCTGAATCGAAACGGCGAGGCGTAAGGCCTCTAGTCGGTCGTCGGCGGTCATAAGTCCTCTAGTCGTCTGTCGGTGCGCCTGTAGGCGTCGGTGCAGGGGCGATGAGTTCGCCAGTGTCGAAGCGGGTGCGCTGGCCTCGGGGCACTACGTCATCCATGGACAGCCGCCCCTCAATGGGCGCGGTCCACAGCGGCACGCAGTAGGTCAGGTATTCCGAGCGCTGGCCCTCTTGCGTGCTGTACGTCAGTGACGCCTCACTGAGAGAGGCATCCATAAGTGCAGCGGGCACTCCGAGAAAGGCCCCGATATCGGCGCGGACCGCGTTCCGGCCCGACACGAATAGCGCGGGGTCGGTGGAGCCGTGCTCTTCTAGCTCGATGCCGTAGGGGGTGAAGCCGACCGCGCCGTCTGGGCTGCGCTTGGCCTTGGTCCACTGCGCTACGAGCTCGTCAATTTCTTCACGAGACAGGTTGAGCTCGTTGGTTTCGCGAATCTCAATGGCCGTAATCGGGTTACGGACGCGCTGAGTCCAGGCAACCTCTCGATCCCGGGCACCCCGGATGGTGCGGGCAGCCATTTCGAGTAGCCCGGTGTGAGGCCCTGGAATGTAGATGACTTCGGACTCATCGACAGGCTCGCCGTCGATGAGAATGTCGCCGTCTCGGATGCTCCACCGGTCCACCGGTAAGTGGTCCATGGCGAGCGGAAAGCCGTCTGCGCCTCGGGTGACGGTCCACACGGATGCGCCGTAGAAGATCAAGTCATCGACGGTCGCCGCCATGCGGTGCCACGGGCTCATGGCGTCGGTGCGGGTGGCCCATGTTGGTTGCTTGGCTAGCTGCCCTTCGGTGTCGAGAACTCGCACGGGCAGGGGTGCAATGGTCGAGATAAGTAGGTTTCGGGCTTTGACCACGGCAGGTACTCGCATGGCTTCGGCGCGGGTGAGGGGCAGCGCGTCAAGGTCGAGTCCGTACGCTTCCGCGAAGACGACCGACTGCAACTGCCCCTCAGCCCACGGGGAGGCGAGCATGTCGATACGAGCGGGCGCGGAAGAGGACACGCGCGCCGCGTTTCGAATGCTGCTGAAAATCCCCATACCATCTATTATAGCATGTTGTATTTCAGAACATAACCTTGCCTATATCATGCGGCGATACCTGTGTACATGGGTCGGCGTTGACGGGTGCCGTCGTAGACGTGCAAGGCATATGACGCGGCTTCCAGCGCCGTAATGTCGTCTTCAGGTGTGCCACGTCCTAGGCCCCACCCGTTGCCGATCTTACGTTTCACGGCCAGTCGCGCAGCCTCGCTCATTTCGTCTTGCTCGTAGTGCACTAGCTCGCCTTGCTCTAGCGCTTTGACGAGAGTTGCGGCGCTGGTCTTTACGTCGGCCATTGTCTGCGGTGCCGTGCGCGGTGCGGGCTTGGCTCGGCCCATAGCCTCGGTTTCCACGAGGACCGGACCGAACGTGTCGTGACCGATCTTGACGCCGTACTTCCGGGCTAGCTCGACAGCCCGCGTAGCAACCCACCGCACTCCGGGCCGGTGGTCCAGTACGAGGACGTGGGCGTGACCGGCGTCGTCTCGCCAGGCAGCAACGATGCTTGCAGACAGTTGGTCCGGGTGCACGGCAAGGCCCAGTGCGAAGTGTGCGGGCGGTGTCGGCAGGTCACCGCCCCTACCGGCATTGGCCCACTTTTCGCCGTTTAGGAATCGCCCCCCGCCGCCTGCGGGCCATACGCCGAGGTACTCCCGCGAGAATTGGTCCAGTGGCAGTTTCTCGTAGTTGCGGCGAATAGCGTCGATGGTGGTCAGCGTGCCAATGCCAGGGTGAGCCCTCCGCCACACGGCCTCGTCAGCCATCTCCTCTTCTGTAAGGCTGTCCCCCGCGCTGTACTCAACAATGCCCGTTGAGGCCCGCCCGTCTCGGCCGTCCTGCAACGTCGCCCAGAGCATGCCGGAACGGTGCTCCCCCGTTGTACCGGCCACAATGAGCTGCGCACCGGGGCGGGTGTCGAACGTCGGCAGGATCGCGCCGAGAAGGTCGTCTGAGGCGTCGGGCTCGTGCACTTGTGCCTCGTCCAAGATCACGAGGTCATAGGCGTCACCACGGAAGCTGTCAGCAATGGGCGGGAGGACTGCAAACCGGCTCCCATTGTCGAAGGCGATGTGTTCGCCACCACGTGACCGATTAATTTTGAACGGCCGGGAGTCCTCGTCAGGGAACATGCGTTCGAGGGGTCGAACTATGTCGATCAGGAACCTGTCACGGGCTTTGGTGCCGGTCTGTGCGCTGTAGGCGACGGCGTAGTCTTCCCGTTCGAGGCACCGGCCGAGGGCAAGGGCGAAGATCGACGTGGTTTTGCTCGCTCGTCGCGGCACGCAGACGCCCACGGTGGTCCACACCGCCAGCCCGTCGCCGCCTGTGGCGTTTATTACGTCCGCAATTGCGTACTGCTGCTCATGGATCGGCTTTTTTGCTGATCCGAGCCCCAATGCTTTCGCGCCCGTTTCGAATTCGCCCCGATATTGCAGAGAATTTCGCGCATCTGAAATTTTGTACGGCAATGCAGGTGCCATCTCCCCCTCCGAGGGGAGGGAAGGTGCTGCTGCCGGAACGGGGGTAGTAACGGTTTGGTCAAAAAAGTCGTCATTCGAACGTGTGTTCACCAATTGGGGAGCCTTCGGTCGTGTCTGTGTCGTGAGTTGGTCTTGGCTGCGCCCATGCGTCCGCCTGCCTTGGCGTTGCATGCTCGATGGGCTGGGCCTAGGTTGCTGGCGTCACTGGCACCACCGAGTGACAGCGCTTGAATGTGGTCCACTTGCCATGCCATGTCTTGGGTGACGGGGCGGCCACAGATGGTGCACGGTGCGGGCAAGGTGGCGGCGATGCGTTGTCGCCAGAGCTTGGAGTCGCTGCTCGTCCACCCACCTGTTCGGTGATGTGCGCTCACGCTGCCTGGTCGTCTGCGTGCTGGCGGTCGTAGGCCTTGTGGCACGGGAGGCAACGGGCCGCGTAATCCTCGGGGTTACCTGACCAGGACATGACTGCCATGTAGTCGCGACCGGCAATGCGGGTGACGACGAGCCCTCTTTGCTCTTGGCTGCTCTGGTGGTTGTAGCTCCACTGTGCGGCGGGTAGCGGGCAGTCAGCGCAGGTCTGTTGTGTGGCGGGACCTAGGCGTCTTCGGAGCCTGACGTGAGCGTGGTGGTAGCTGGTGGGTGTCGTGACGGGTGTGGGTGGCTGTCCGGCTCGGGCTCGGTAGTCTCGTGCATATCGGGCGTTAGCGCATCGTGTGCACTCGCCAGTCTTTTGCACGGCGGTGGGCGAGCCGCATAGGCAGACACTCATGACTGGGCCGAGGCTTCGACGGCGACGACACCGGCTGTGACGACGATGATGGGTGCGCTAACGGCTGTAGCGACACATGCGCCCACAAGCGCGGCGTAGATGAACTCACGCATTACGCGGCCACCTTCTGCCCCACGTAGCGAACGTAGAGCACGCCGTGGTTCGGGCCGTGGTCGCCCTTGCCCACTTGTCGAAGGCTGGCCTCGAACTCGCCTGCCGGAAATGCCTTGATGCCGCCCCGTTCAATGGCTGTCGAGATGCCTCGGGCGGCTGGCCGGTCGGACTCAACCCAAATGCCTGGATGGGCTTTAGCCTTGGACGCAAGGGCGGCGTAGTCGGTGTTGGCTGGTCGTCCTCGCCCATCGCTGATCTTCGGGCTAGGAATCTCGGTGTGTAGCTTAAGCATGATACTCTCTTCGTATACTGGGACACCGTAGTTGATATCCGCTATGTATATTCTATCATACTATTTGATCGGCCCTATCGTAGCGGTGCTATGGGCACGGGTAGCACTAACATGGGACTAACATGCGGCTGCTACCTCGCCGGTGACGCTCAAATAGCGTTGAGAGGCCCTGTGCGGCGATCTGAGATACTTTTACAGCGATCTGGGGTCAGAGTGCCATATCTACTTCTACAGGTCTTAGAGAGGCGCTGACGGCTTCTGAGCTGTTTACGGTACTAGTTACGGCTTTGAGCACACCAGGGGCATGGGCGCGAAAATGAAGCAAATCATTTGTACAAACGCCCTCACGTAAGTATCTGCTGTATTTTCCCACATGTACATAACTACTGTAAAAATAAGTAATACAGTCGTAGTGTAATTATAGTAGAATACAGAGCGGCAAGGGCGGGAAGTGATGTGTACAATTGTTAGTACAAGTCATAAGCCTGTTTTCCTGTATATATTGGAATTGACAGTCGAAACGACCCAAGCCGTATCTCTCCAAGCCATATCTGACGCTTCAAATTGACAGCTGAGGCTCAGATAAGACCAACTGTACGAAAAAGAAAAGTAAAAGAATACGTTAGTTTTTACTTTTCTTATTTGTACACTTGCGAAGTGGGTTGAGTTTCCGGGGCAGTTTTGCCTCAGACTGTCCTGCCAGTATTATCTTGCATGTACGTATTCACTTTGAATACACACTTTTGCATGCCCACTGCGATGTGTGGTACAATCTACGACAACACCCCAAAGTGGCTCATCCCACAACAATGGAACACACCCCTAGCCCTGACTCACCAACATCGAGTCGGGGCTTTTGCGTGCCCGAAACACACCACCCATCCCCTCGAAAGGGGCCTTATTGATCGGAGTTTGTATGAAAACCACCACCCCCGCACCGTCCCCGCTACTCAATTCGAAGGCTGTCGCGGCCCAATTGGGGGTCAGTGAGGCGACACTTTCTCGCTGGCGGACCTTTAAAACGGGACCGAACTGGATTAATCTCGGGAGCCTTAAAGACCCGATCCCCCGCTACCTCCAAGCGGATCTAGATGCGTGGATCGCGAAACGAAAGGTGGCTCACTCGTGAAGGCTCACAAGTGGCAAGTTCTCGGCGGCGTGGCGGCGGGGGCTCTCATGCTGGGCGGTCTTGTGTTCGCCATCTCGGCTGAGCCTGCCGTGCCTGAAACCCCCAGCACGTCCTACGGCTACTCCGAGTGCATGGACGACCTTGGACCGGACGCCGGTGACGCTCAGACGGTCGAGCAATTGAATGCCCTCGTAGCTGCGGCCCAGAGCGTGTGCGAGGACTACCGGTGACCGTCACCAAAACCCCTCAGGGCCGGTTCCGGGCCATCGTCAAAGAGGGTCGAAGGTCTGTGGCGTCAAAGACCTTTGACCGTAAAGGCGATGCTCAGACATGGCACGACCAACAAAAGGTAGCTCTGGCCCTTGGCACGGCACCCTCTGCGGTTGCTAACAGAGCCACCTTGGGCGACGTGTTGAACGAATGGATGACGGCGCGGGCCAAGACAGTTGCCGGGTCCACGCTGCGCGAAGAGGGCTACTCGATCAAACGCATTCCGGCCTCTCTACTCGGGCGTCGTCTCGGGAGCCTACGAGCGGCGGACTTTGATGCCCTCTACGCCGACCTGCTCGCCACACTGTCACGCGGCACGGTGAGCCGGTTTCGAAACACGCTCTCGTCTTTCTACGGGTGGGCCGTCAAACAGGGCAAGGCGGCCACCAACCCCGTTGTGGACTCTCGCGTGCCAAAGGGTACAGGCACGGAAAAGCGGGATGAGGTCTACCCGTTCACCCTCGCGGAGCTTCGGGCGGTCCATGAGGCGCTGGTGGCCGCTCACGGGGCCGCAAAGGCCGACGTAGCTCTCGTGCTGGGCCTCACAGGTCTTCGGTGGGGTGAACTTGCAGCGTTGCGCGTCCGGGACGTGCAGCTTGTGCCGTTCCCAGCCTTCCGGGTGTCTCGGAGCCGTCCTGACGGTCAGGCGGTGCGGAGCGTGACTAAGGGCGGCAAGCCTCGCACCGTGCCGCTGACGGGCGACGTACTGGCAATCGTCACCCCGCTACTCGGTCGCTCCCCTGACGCACCTCTGTTTCCGTCGTCTACCGGCACCATGCTTTCGGGGAACAACTGGAAGCGTTCAGTGTCGTGGGCGAAGCACTCGCGGGGTCGACGTGTGCATGACCTGAGGCACACAGCGGCGACTCTGTGGCTGGCGAACGGCGTCGACCTGAAGACGGTACAAACGTGGCTCGGGCACTCCACGGCGAAGCTCACTGCCGACACCTATTCGCATTGGATGGGCTCTGATGCCGACGCGGCGGCTCTCGCCCGCATGAACGCCGTTCTCGGGGGTTCGCCGGGGGTACAGCACCTCGAAGCTGAAAGCGGCCAAATGGTCCACAAATGA